GATTGGATGGATGAGGCGATTCAAACGCAGTGGAGGAGATCTGCGAAAGAGACCCACCATTTGAATGCACAGGATCGTAGTAAGCGATTGCATCTGACTAAAGTTTTGTTTCTCGCACAGAAGTTTTGTGGTGAAACTCTATCCTTCCCGATCCAATGTGACTTCAGGAGCAGGTGCTATCCCATTCCCGTGTACCTCAACCCACAGGGACCAGACTGGGCAAGATCCATACTGCGTTTCGCAAAGGGTGATGAGATCACTTGTCAGAATGATGCGAACTATCTCGGTGTACACACAGCAAATTGTTGGGGACTTGATAAGAAGACCATCGAGGAACGTCTGAACTGGGTGTGGGGCAACGAGGATCTGTTCAAGGCTATTCACCAAGACCCGCTGGGGACCACCACTGAATGGTCAAAGGCGGAGGAGCCGTGGGGATTCCTTGCCGCTGCGATGGATATGGGTGAGTTCTTGCGGGTGGGATTCGGTCACGTATCGAAGACCCCGTGTGCGTTAGACGCAAGCAACCAGGGCCACCAGATTTATGCGATGCTGCTCCGTGATCCAGTTGGGGCCAAGTATACTAATGTTATTCCTTCTGATACTCCATACGATCTATATCAAGAGGTAGCAGATATTGTCATCAGGAAGCTCAAAGCCTCGGATGATCCCCTTGCACCTGCTTGGTTGGCGTTTGGAATTGATCGGAAGACAGTGAAACGACAAACTATGACGCTTACCTATGGGGCCACGCAACAATCCTGCAAGGAGTACACCGCCCAATGGTACTTTGATCTTACACGAAGCGGGAAGCGACCCAAGATGTTCAAGGATCACCCATTCAAGGCGTGTATCTTCCTGAGTATTCTGATCTATGATTCCATCGGGGAAGCCGTTCAGTCTGCAATCGCTGGGATGGACTGGCTCCGGGGGGTCGCTGGGATCTGCATGGAGCATAATGTTATCCCCATGTGGTCCACACCTACGGGTTATCTCGTGAAGCAACTGTATGAGAAGCAAGCCTCGATGGAGGTGAAGACCAGTATTGGTCAGAAGATCCGCCGTCATCGCTTGAGGTTCGGCAAGGGAGAACTTTCACCATTTCGCCATAAGAACGCCCTCCCCGCCAACATGGTTCATTCCATGGACGCTGCTTTGATGATGAAAACCACCAACCTAGCAGTACTTAACGATGTCTCGCAGTTCTCAATGATCCACGACAGTTACGCAACGACCGCTGCAAAATCTGGAATGCTTTCCTCATGTATCCGCCAAGCCACGGTCGATATGTTTTCTGAGGATCTTATGGAAAGTTTCGCTAAGCAGATAACACACCTGCTACCCACCGGGGTAGAGTTACCACCGATCCCCTACGTTGGGGGTTTGGAGATCGAGTCCGTCTTTGACTCCCAATACTACTTTGCTTGAACCCATCCACAGGAGAAACCCATGCGTAAACGGAAGCACATCAAACTGACCACCCCGAAGGGGACAGCGATCTATCCGTGGCTGAATGAACCCAACAGAAAGTTTGATCAGATCGGTGTCTACTCAGTGAACCTGCGGATGAATGGGGAAGACGCTGCGGAGTTCATCTCTACGATCACCAAGGTTCGTGACGAGTACCACGATGAACAGACCAAGGAAATGAAGAAGAAGTTGAAGAAGGCTGATCTGCCTGTGATGGAAGTGGTTGATGATCAGGGTGAGGAAACTGGCGAGGTCGATCTGAAGATCAAACTGAAAGCCGGTTATGAGTATGATGGGAAGACCATCACCCAACGACCCACCTTGATTGATGCGAAGCAACAGCCGATGGCGAACGACATCCTGATTGGATCTGGAACCACACTCCGGTGTGGTGTCGAGGTCGCTCCTTGGTATGTACCCACGATGGGCATCGGTGTCTCCCTGAGATTGCGTGTGGCACAGATCATCGACCTCGTTGAGTTCGGTGGTGGTGGAGTCGCTGCATACGACTTCAATAACGAAGAGGGATTTGAAACGGTTGCCGCATCACTCACGTCAGATGACGAACTGGAAGGAATGATGTGAAAACTTTGGTTCTCATTATCCCCGTGACTCCCGTGCCTGCGTCCAGACCCCGTGTAACGAGGTGGGGCACATACTACGGGAAGTCGTTCAGTAAGTTTCGCAAGGATGCGAAGGTCGCTTTGGATGGAGTCTACGATGGCGAACCGCTCTCCGGGGGTCTTGAGGTTTCTCTGTGGTTCTACTGCAAGAAACCCAAGACTACCCGGCGGGTGGAACCACGGGGTGATGTTGATAATTACGTGAAAGCAATCCTTGATTCTTGTAATAAAAAAATCTGGGAAGATGATGACCAGATCTTGAGATTAACTGCACGAAAAAGATGGGCGGATGACTTTGGACCACGGATCGAACTCATCGTTTCTCCAACATGAACCATGCCCTGACTGTGGATCGAGGAACAACCTCGCTCGCTACAGTGATGGTCACGGGTTCTGCTTTGGATGTGGGCGGTGGGAACCAGGCGACAACCAACAAGTTTCTGAGTACCGAGAGGATGACACGGTGCAATCAGCATTCATACAATCAGAGGCTCGCTTCATAAAGAGCCGTGGTCTCTCCGAGGAGACCTGCAAGAAGTTCGGGTACGGCATCGGGGAGTACAACGGCACGCTCTGTCACGTTGCGAACTACCGTGGTGGTGACGGGAAGATCGTCGCTCAGAAGATACGACTACCTAACAAAGACTTCAGGATGATTGGCAAGGCCACCGCGTTGTACGGTGAGCATCTCTGGAGGGACGGAGGAAAGTTCATCACGGTATGTGAGGGGGAGATAGATTGTCTCTCTGTCTCTCAGGCGTTTGGCAACAAGTGGCCTGTCGTGAGTATCCCCAACGGTGCGAAGGGAGCTGCGAGGGCCATCACCAGAAGCATCGAGTTCCTTGAGAAGTTCGATCATGTTCACTTCTGCTTCGATCAAGACAAGCCGGGTGTGGAAGCCGCTACCGAGTGCTCCTTGTTACTGTCACCGGGGAAGGCGAAGATCGTCACGCTGCCCTGCAAGGATGCCAACGAGTGTCTGGTTGAGGGCAAGGTCAAAGAGATGATCAACGCGGTCTATGGTGCTCGCACCTACAGACCAGACGGGGTGATTGTCGGTGAGGATCTCTGGGAACGGGTGATGACGGATAAACTGGTGGACTCCGTTCCGTATCCGTGGAGTGGCCTCAACGATCTCGCTCACGGTATCCGCCAAGGTGAACTCGTCACCCTTTGCAGCGGCACGGGGGTCGGCAAGTCTTCGGTGTGCCGGGAACTGGCGTACTGGTTAATGGGTGCTGGCAAGAAGGTTGGCTACATTGCACTGGAAGAGTCTGTCGAGAAGACCGCCAGGGCGATGATGGGTATCTATCTGAACTGCCCTCAACATTACTGGGATTTTCCTGAAGAAAAATTAAAGGAAGCATTTGATGCTGCCATCGGGAATGACCGGCTGGTTCTCTACGATCACTTTGGCTCGATGGCTTGGGACAATTTGGTATCTAAGATCCGGTACATGGTTCTCCACCTTGGAGCCACCCACATCTTCCTCGATCATCTCAGTATCATTGTCTCAGGTATCGGTGATGGTGACGAAAGACGGATGATTGATCATGCCATGACCCGCCTCCGGTCGATCACAGAAGAACTGGGGATCGCTCTGATACTGGTTTCTCATCTACGTAGACCGGAAGGACGCGGCCATGAAGATGGTGCTCAAACATCACTTGCTCAACTACGCGGTTCTCATGCTATCGCTCAGCTTTCTGACATTGTTGTTGGCTTGGAGCGAGACCAGCAAGACGAAGACAACCCCAACGTCACGACCATTAGAGTTCTTAAAAATAGATTTTCAGGAGAATGCGGTGTCTGTTCAAACAAACTCAAATACGACCGAGAAACAGGAAGACTTGCAGAGTGGATTCATTCGGACTCTGTTGGAGATCTATCCGAGATCCCTTTTTAATGCGATCCGCGAAGTGGAAACGGGTGGACACCCCGACCCCAACAACGCTGAAGGTGATGGTGGCAAGTCACTTGGTTCTTACCAGATCTCAAACGACTATTGGTTTGATGCCCTAGAGAAGCACCCAGAGATAGGGGGAACCTACGAGGATGTTCGCAATCCGTACTACGCGGAGATGGTGATGCTCGCTTACTGGGATCGCTATGCCCCTGATGACACCCCTGAAACACTGTGTCGAATACACAACGGCGGACCCCTTGGATACATCCGTGCTGCCACTGAGCCGTACTGGAAGCGGGTTCAGCGATGCCTCCCATGACCTACAAGAAACTTGCGGCTCATCTTGAAGCAGCAACCGGGAAAGAGATCTCTTACCAAAGAGTTCAGCAGATCGAGGCATCTGTGCTCAGAAGACTCAGGAAGTTGTTGGAAGAGGATCCGGTGATTATTGAATATCTCAAGGAGACTGTTGATGCTTCTGCTCACAGGATTCGATAAAGCATTCATGGGGGTTGTCCGCCAGTTCAACAACGAAATCGCCTTGTACGATTATGAGGGGGTGATCACTCAACTGATGGAGGACATGAGTAGGGAGGATGCGGAGGAATACTTTGAGTTTAACATTGTTGGTGGGTGGGTAGGAAACAAGACACCGGGGTTCTTTTACTCCACTAACGCATTACACGAAGGATGACCATGCACTCAATCATTATTGATATCGAAACGAACGCCATCGAGGATTGGAGAGAACTCTCGGATCTTCAAGAAATCCACTGCATTGTTATCCGTAACAAGAACAAGGTGGAGACCTACAACCACCAGAAGGAAAACATCTACGAGGCGTTGCAGGAGATTTCCTTAGCTGATGAGGTGATCGGGCATAACGCAATGTCCTTTGATATCCCCGCCATTCAGAAGTTGTATCCAGACTTTCGGATGAACGGATGTCTACGGGATACCATGCTGTTGTCTCGATTGGTGTGGCCCGACATCCGCGACGAGGACTTCAAGCGGGGCGATGAGTACCCCAAGAACTTGATCGGGTCTCACTCACTGAAGGCTTGGGGCTACCGTCTCGGAGAATATAAAGGTGATTACACCGACTGGTCTGCGTGGTCTCAGGAGATGGAGGATTATTGCGTCCAAGATACTCATGTAACCCTGCGGTTGTGGCAAGCAATCCAGCGGGAAGAACCCACGGTTCGCAGTCAGGTGCTTGAGCACAGGTTTGCAGAGATCATCTACAAGCAAGAGCGTCATGGATTCCGGTTTGATGTGGACGCTGCCAAGGAACTCCACGCAGAACTTCTAGATAAGAAGGCTGAGTTGGAGCGGAGGATGCGGGAGATCTTCCCACCTGTAGAGGTTCCCATGAAGACCCCTCAATACTGGATGGCGGATTGCGAGCAGTACCCCACAAAGACGGCGGCTAAGGCTGCTGGATACAAAGATTCACAGATCTTCAAGGGGCCACTCCGCGTGAAGACTACGCCGTTCAACCCCGGCTCCCGTGATCAGATCTCCCGCTGCTTGATTGATAAGTATGGTTGGAAGCCTCGTGACTACACACCCAACGGTAAACCAAAGATTGACGAGACGATCCTCAAGGCGATGGACTTCTCTGAAGCAAAGCCCTTGGTGGATTACTTAACAATCTCCAAACGTCTTGGGCAACTGGCTGAAGGCAAAGAGGCGTGGCTCCGCTGTGTAGAGAATGGCAGGATTCATGGTCGCGTCAACACCAACGGAACTGTGTCAGGCCGCTGTTCGCATTCCCGCCCGAACGTCTCTCAGGTTCCCTCTGTCTCATCCCCCTATGGATCTGAGTGCAGAGCCTTGTTCCTTCCTGATGATGGGCATGTCCTTGTGGGGGTGGACGCAAGCGGCTTGGAACTCAGGATGCTGGCCCACTACCTCGCTTACTTCGACAACGGGAAATATGCGAAGACGGTTTGTGAAGGTGATATCCACACCATCAACCAAGAGGCAGCGGGATTGGAAAACCGTAACCAAGCGAAGCGGTTCATATATGCGTGGCTGTATGGTGGTGGTGATAATTTGATTGGAGAGATTGTTGGTGGTGGGAGCAAGGAAGGCAAGCAGATCAAGAAGCGATTCGTGGATCGCCTCCCCGCCTTCAAGAAACTGAAGAAGTACATTGAAATCCGAGTTGACAAATATGGGAAACTCACTGGTCTTGATGGGCGGTCCCTGCCGGTTCGTTCAAAGCATTCCGCACTGAACTTGTTGTTACAATCTGCTGGTGCGGTGGTGATGAAGCAGGCTACCGTTCAACTACACCTCACTCTTCATGGGGTGGTTCACCAAGTCGCCCATATCCACGACGAGATTCAACTCAGTGTTCACGAAACGATTGCGGAAGAGACAGGGAAGATTGCTGTGGAGTCCATCAGAGCGGCTGGTGAGACTCTCAATCTCAAGGTCCCTCTCACTGGAGAGTACAAAATCGGAGCGAACTGGAGTGAAACACACTGAAGAAGATCTTGCGTATGCTGCGGGGTTCCTCGATGGCGAGGGCTGTTTCAAGTTCACCAACGGCACACCAGAAGTCTGCATTGAGAATACCTATGTTTACACCTTGGTATGGTTCGCAGAGATGTTCGGCGGAACGTGCCGTGTCAAGACGAAACCAGAGAACCCTAAGTGGAGACAGGCGTATGCGTGGGCGGCCACCGGGGATAATGCGAGAAACTGTATCAATGCAGTGCTCCCATACCTTCAAGAGAAACTCCCCCAAGCCAAGATACTGCTGGAGATCTCTGCATACCCCCCACGTTCTCATCAACGTGAGCGACTCAATCAAGAACTTAGAAAGTTAAAACGGATCAACTACGAATGGAACCACTCGAATTCGTCGCAACAACCGTCCTGCTCGCTGAACTTCATCGACGCTTCGATGATTCAATTTTCGTTGCTTCCGCAAAAATGACCAAGGATGAGGAGGATATTGTTCTCTCGCTTATGGGTTCTTACCACTCGGTATTAGGATTATCTGTGATCGCCAGGATGGCGGCAGAATCAGGAGATGGACCTCACCATGACAAAGACGAAAACGACACTACTAATTGATGGCGACATTTTGCTTTATCAGGAAGCTGCTTCAGTTGAAGTGGCATTTGATTGGGGAGATGACATCTGGTCTCTGACGGCTGATGCCTCTCTTGCGAAACAAGCGGTGGATGTGTGGATCGCCCAGCACAAAGAACTGCTCAATGCTGACGATGTGATCATCACCCTGACTTCACCGAACAACTGGAGGAAGGATGTCCTCCCCACCTACAAGTACAACCGGAAGGGTAAGCGGAAACCTGTGGTGTTCCCCGCTCTGCGGGATTACTGCCGGGAGACCTACAGGGTCATCGACTACGATACACTGGAAGCTGATGATGTGATGGGTATCCTTGCCACCGGAGGGATCAAGAAAATCAAGGGGGATAAGATCATTGTTTCTGAAGATAAAGATATGAAGACTATTCCCGGTTATCTCTATAACCCCAACAGACCAGAGGAGGGCATCCAATGCCTGAGCAAGAAACAAGCGGACCTCAATCATCTGTCCCAAGCGTTGACGGGGGACAGTACAGACGGATACTCGGGGTGTCCCGGCGTAGGCCCCAAGACAGCGGAGAAGATACTGAAGCGAGGGACTTGGGAGGAAGTGCTGGGGGCGTACACGAAGGCGGGGCTGACGGAGACGGATGCTCTTGTCCAAGCGAGGGTCTCACGGATACTTCGGAAGGGGGAGTTCAGCGCAAACACGGGGAAGGTGAAGTTGTGGAACCCAGCGTGACCGTTGATGATTATCTCGATTACCACCTTGAAATCTGTGCCGATGCCCGTGTCCTCAGTTTAAGAAAGAACCGTGACTACACTGGCAGCGACGATCAACCCTTTGCGAACTTCCAGAGGTGTGAAGCAATGGGGATCACAACCACTGAGAAGGGGTTCCTGGTACGCCTCACTGACAAGTTCTCTCGCCTAAGTACCTTCTGTGAAACTGGTTCCTTTCAGGTTGAGGACGAATCCTTCAGGGATACTTTGATAGATATCATCAACTACGTGTGCCTGATGGGGGCGTATGTCCAGTCCAAGAAGGACGCAAACGATGAATAAGGGCCAAGTATACGAAAGAACTCCTCAAGTTTCTCGTGAATTAATCGAGTGGCTTGAGGAGCAATTCCCACTGAAAAGTCCTGAACTGGATACCCAAGAGCGGGTAATCTTTTACGCGGTCGGGCAAAGGTCCGTTGTGGATCATCTCGCCGCTGTTTTCAAAGAGCAGAACGAAACAATTCTGGAGTCCCCGTGATGTGTATGTCTTCACCCTCAATGCCGCCAGTGCCACCCCCACCGCCGCCAGCCCCCCCACCACCGCAACAAACGGCGGAGACTGCGGGATCGCCCGGTAGTGGTAAAGCAAGGCGTACCGGAACCGCATTGAGAAAACGACGGCAAGGTGTTTCGGGGTTGAAGATTGGGTTTGATAATGTCGGTGCTAGCTCAGGTGTTGGTGGAGCATATTGATGGATAGTGCACGGGGCCTCTATACAAAGCTGGAGACCCAACGGTTCTCCTTCTTAGAACGTGGGAGAGACTGTTCTCGGTTGACTCTTCCTACGGTGATCCCAGATGAGGGGCACAGTTCAAACAAAAAATTTGTTTGCCCTTTCCAGGGGGTGGGCGCACGCGGGGTGAATAACCTCGCCTCCAGTCTCCTCCTCAGTCTCCTCCCACCGAACGCTCCATTCTTCCGGCTGGTCCTGGACGATCAAGCTCTCCGGCAGGTCGAGGGAATCCCAGACGTAAAAACTGAAATTGAGCGGTCACTCGCTGATATCGAGAAGGCCGTGATGAAAGAGGTTGAGACGAACAATGTTCGCGTCTCCCTCTTTGAAGCCCTCAAGCATCTCATCATCTCAGGTAACTGTTTGATGCACTTCCCCTCAGATGGTGGGGTGCGGGTCTTCCCCCTTGCGAGGTACTGTGTTGAACGCGACCCGATGGGGAACCCCCTAAAGATTGTTACGAAAGAAAGTGTCTCCCCACTCGCCCTGCCTGAAGAAATCAAGGGTGCTGTTGGAGCCATCTCACCAAACACCGATGGATCGGTAGACCTGTACACTTGCATACATAAACGAAATGACTCGAAGTGGGAGGTCTACCAAGAAGTCGGTGACGCTGAAATTCCAGGTTCTCGCGGTACATACGCAGATGACAAGTTACCCTTCCTCCCGCTCAGGATGTACAAGGTCGAGGGTGAGAACTACGGAAGAGGATATGTAGAGCAATACTTGGGGGATCTCCGCTCATTAGAGGGGTTGACCCAAGCGATTGTGGAAGGTGCTGCGGCTGCTTCCAAGATCCTGTTCATGGTCTCACCGAACGGGACCACGCGTGCGAGAACACTTGCGAAGAGTCCCAACGGGGCCATCGTTGAAGGGAGTGCTCAGGATGTCACAGTGCTACAGAGTCAGAAGAGTGCTGACCTCTCGATTGCTGCGAGTACGGCTCAGACCATTACGGATCGCCTTGCTTATGCGTTTCTCCTCACTGAAGGGACCATCCGGCAAGCCGAACGAGTAACCGCCGAAGAAGTCCGCCTCGTTACCCAGTCGATTGAGCGTCAACTCGGTGGTGCTTTCTCCCTGCTCTCACAGGAATTACAACTTCCGCTGGTCAACCGGATGATGGCGAACCTTCAGAAGAAGAAGAAACTTCCAAAACTCCCGAAGAAATACATCTCACCTGCTATCATTACAGGTATCGAGGCGTTGGCTCGGGGTAGTGACCTCAACCGTCTCGACTTCTTCCTACAAGGGATGGCCCAAACCGTGGGTCCAGAAGCGATTGCTCAGTATGTTCATCTCGGGGAATACATCAAACGACGCGCAACTGCTCTTGGTATCGACACACAGGGTCTCATCAAGACTGAAGAAGAACTAATGATGGAAATGCAACAAGCCCAGCAGGATGCTGTGGTTCAACAATACGGCGGACAGGTGATGGGCATAGCGGATCAACAGTTCCGTGATTCTCAGAAGGCTGAAACCGACGTAGCCAAGGAGATGGTAAAGAATGGCTGAGCGAGTACAAATGGAGATGGGGGTCACAGGCCCAGAAGCACCAACCGAGGAGGTGAGTGATTCACAAGAGCAGGTATCGGAACGACCAGAGTGGTTGCCGGAGAAGTTTGAATCTCCAGAAGCACTTGCCAACGCCTATGGCGAATTGGAATCCAAACTGGGAACCTCGCCCTCCGATGAATCTGTTACCGAGTCCACTGAATCTCTCTCCGGGTCTACGGGCATGTCCGTTGAAAGTATTTCGGAATACACTCAAGAGTTCGCTGAGACTGGTGAGTTGTCTGGTGAGTCTTATGAGGAGATCCAGAACGAGTACGGTATCCCCGAAGATATTGCCCGCGCTTATGTGGAGGGCCAACGTGCTTTGATCACTCAGGCTCAAGGAGCCATCTTCAATGAAGTTGGTGGACAAGAGCAATATGGTGAGATGATCGAGTGGGCCAGAGAGAACCTCTCAGAAGAAGAGGTGGGTTCCTACGATCAGGTTATGGACTCCGGGGATATGAATGCTGCAACGATGGCTGCTCGTGGTCTGGCTGCACGTTACGCTCAAGCCACTGGAAGCAACCCCAGTCTTCTTAAAGGTACTGCTCCATCCACTAAGGGTGGCAATCCGTTTCGTTCGTGGAATCAAGTATCTGAAGCGATGCGTGACCCACGTTACTCTAAGGATCCTGCGTTTCGTCAAGAGATTCAGGATCGTCTCGCAATATCTCAACTTTGAGGTGATCAATGAAACCCGGAATTAAAACTACTGAGTTCTGGCTTGCTGCTGCTGCCACCGTTATTGGTGGTCTCATGGCATCTGGAGTTATCGCAGAAGATAGCAGTCTTGCTAAGGTTATTGGCATTGCTGCATCCGCTCTGGTGGCTCTTGGATACACAGGTGCACGGCTTGCACTGAAGAAGAAGGTAAGCTGAGAATGTGGGCTGCCATCATGGCTGCATTCTCTTCAATCTTTAAAGTATTTCTAGAACTCATCATGGAGAAGGCGAATGAACCGACTCTCGCAAATGATGCCCCTGAAGTGCCTAAGCGTTATCGTGATGCTTGGGCTGAGCGGGTGCGAAAGTTCAAGAGTCGTATTCGTCCCTGAAAGTGATGGACTGGTAAGGCTTGGCCCTGGAATACGGGGTCATGTCTATTTCTGGAATGGTTCCTCATGGGAACTTTCCGGTAACGAGGTAGACCTCCCTGAAGGGTGGTTTGCTGGTGACGTTCAAATGGATATTCAACCAACTGACTGACGCGGCCCTCTGCGGGGGACAACCGGACTGATCGGGTTAGGAACTGAAGCCATCGAATAACGTCGATGTTTTCAACGTATCTTTAACTCTTTTAGAAAGGAAAGCCTCAAATGGCAGATACATATACTGCTTCACGGCTGGGTCTTGCTCAGGGAGGTTCGGACAATTTCGAGCTGTTCCTCAAGACCTTCAGTGGTGAAGTTCTTTCCGCGTTTGAAGAGCGCAATCTTATGATGCCTCTTCACACCGTTCGTACAATTACGAGCGGTAAAAGCGCACAGTTCCCCCTGACGGGTGTTGCGGCTGCTGCATATCACCTGCCGGGTGAGGAACTTACTGGTGCTTCGATTGACCACGCAGAGCGTGTGATCAATATCGACAACCTGTTGGTGGCACACACCTTCATTGGTAATATCGACGAAGCAATGAACCACTATGATGTTCGTTCGATTTATTCCCGTGAACTCGGGTTTGCTCTTGCTAACCACGCAGATAAAGCGATCATTCGCTCGATCCTCGCCGGTTCGCTCGATCAGGCTGATGTTCTTGGGAATGCCTACACTGGTGGCACGATCACTGGTGGAACGACTGGTGACAACATCGTTGATTCGATCATTGATGCCGCGAAATACCTGGACGATAACGATGTCCCGGCTACTGATCGCTGGTGTGTTTTGACTCCAACGGCGTTCTACACAGTCCTCAAGTCTGCTGGTGGTACTGACACGGCTGCTGCTCTGCTCAACAAGGATTACGGCCAAGGTGCTTCGATCCTTCAGGGTGGTCAACAGGCCATGCAGGTCGCGGGTGTTACTTGCTTTATGAGCACGCATATCCCGACTGCTGACGAAACCACTGCGACAGGTGCTCTCGGTGACGATGACACCCGCAACGATCCGTTCGTTGATGCTGGTGTTTCTGGTGCCATCGCTGATGAAGGTTACTCGGGCGTTGACTTCCAAAACTATCAGGGTGTGGTCTTCCACCGCTCTGGTGTTGGTACAGTCAAGCTCATGGACCTCGCAGTTGAGAGTGACTACATGGTGAACCGACAGGGTACGCTCATGGTTGCTCGTTATGCAATGGGACACAACTACCTCCGCTGCCAAGCATGCGTGGGTATCAAGTCCGCCTGATTGACTTAATGGTCAACAAAAACTAAACGGGTTGGTCTCCGAAAGGAGGCCAGCCCTATTTCTCTTTCATAGGAGCCTATAGATGGCCCTCGCACTCACCACAAAGTTGGAAGCTATCAACACGATGCTGAGTAACGTGGGAGAAGCTCCCGTGAACTCTTTATCTGGCTCCCTTACCGCAGATGTACGGCTCGCCCAGAACATCCTCGATGAAGTCTCCCGTGATGTACAGAGTGCTGGCTGGCACTTCAACACTGAGAAGGATGTCCCTTTGGCTCCCAACTCAGAGAACCAAGTTGAACTGAGTGACGGGGTTGCTCGTGTGGATCTTGAGGGTGATAACATTGACTCAAACTACGATGTCGTGGTCCGGGGTTCCCAACTCTACAACCGCAAGGATCGTACCTACACCTTCACGGCCACCAAGAAGTACACCGTCACCTACATGCTGGACTGGGGACAACTCCCCGAGAGTGCTCGCAGGTACATTATGATCAGAGCCGCCAGGATCTACCAAGATCGTCTGGTGGGATCTGAGACGCTCTCCGCATTCTCTCGCTCTGATGAGCAGGGTGCTCTGTTCTCTCTACGGGATTACGAGATGGAGACCGCAGACTACAGTGTGTTTGATAACTGGGATGTTGCCCGGATCATCGACCGCAGTAGTGTGATTGACAAGTTGGGAAGCGGCTGATGCTTGTTTCCAAGACCATCCCGAACCTCATCAATGGGGTTTCACAGCAACCCGACTCTCTGAGATTCCCCACTCAATGTGAGGCTCAGGAGAATGCTTACCCGTCAATAGTTGAGGGGTTGACCAAGAGGTTGCCAACAGAGCACCTGATGAACACTGGGATTACCACGAGTGGTGACACGTTCGTTCACACGATCAACCGTGATGAGACTGAGCGGTACTCTGTCATTCTTCGGGATGGGTACATCAAGGTCTTTGACCTGATCAACCTGAACGAAGAGACCGTGGATGTACCTGATGGTGTCACCTATCTGGACACCGATAATGCACCCACCGCCTTTCGTGTTGTAACCATCGCTGATGTGACGTTCATCGTGAACACTGAAACGACCATTCTGATGGACACTGAGGCTGATACCCCAAGTTCTGTGAATACCAACGAGGCGTTGATCTTCATCCAACAAGGGACCAACGAGGACACAGAGGATTCTTATGAGATTACTGTTGATGATGGGACTACCGAAACAACCGTTGGAACTGGTGAGGTTGAAGAGGAAGGAGACCTCGCAGATACATCCGAAGTGGCTTCATTATTGGCAACTGCTCTTGGTGACATAAGTGGTGATTGGACTGCGACTGCTGATGGACACATCATTTATCTCACAAACAGTGCGAATGATTTCACAATCACCTCCAAGTTCAAGCACGGTGAGAACTACATCTCCAGTTTCAAAGACTCTGCTCAGCGGTTCACGGATCTCCCAGCAACCGCGAAAGATGGGTTGATTCTGAAGGTTGAAAGTGACCCCACAGAAACCATTGATGATTACTATGTGAAGTTCACCACCAAGGGTGAAATTGGGGGGATTGGTGAGGGGACTTGGGAAGAGTGTGCTGCGCCTGCTCTTGAAGATGGGCTTCAATTTGATGCCTCCACCATGCCACACATCCTGATTCGTCAGGCTGATGGTACGTTTGTGTTTAAGATGGCTGATGGAGATACCCACACCAGTGAGACTGCCCCAAACCCAGAATATGATTACTCCACGTTTGGGTGGGGAAACCGTCTGGTTGGTGACACAGAAACCAACCCAGATCCTTCTTTCGTGGGCCAGACGATCAACGATATGTTCTTGTTCAAGAACCGTCTTGGGTTCCTCGCGTCAGAGAACATCATCCTCAGTGAGTCCGGGGAGTTCTTCAACTTCTTCAGAACCACCATTGTAGACCTTCTAGACACCGCACCGATTGATGTAGCTTCTGCCCACAATCGAGTTGCCATGCTTCGTCATGCTGTCCCAATGGCTCAGAAGTTGGTGCTCTTTTCTGATACCAATCAGTTCATCCTCCAGGGTGGGAATACACTCACACCGAAGACGGTCTCAATCGCTCACGCAACCAGTTATGATTGCTTGTTGAACTGTGAGCCGGTCTCGATTGGTGCTTCCATCGTGTTCCCGTTCAACCGTGGATCCTACTCAGGGGTTCGGGAGTATCTCCCCAAGGATGCTGTAGAAGATATCTTTGAGGGGTTTGATGTCTCTGCACATATCCCCAAATACATCCCCGGAAAGATCACGAAGATTGCTGCTGCATCCCACGAGAATGTTCTGGTGTGCATGACGGATGGGGATGCGGATGCTTTGTATGTCTACAACTTCCACAACTCGGGTACTGAAAGACTACAAAGTGCGTGGCACAGGTTTGAGTTTGGGACTGGATCTACGATCTTGGGAGCAGACTTCATAGATACCGATCTCTACTTGGTGGTTTACCGCAGTCAGGGTGTCTTCATTGAGAAGATGGCCTTTGAGGTGGGGAAGACGGATCCCGCTTCGACCTATGTGGCACGCTTGGATCGCCGGGATGGCTCGGCAACCATAGACACCACAGGTAAGATCATCACACTTTCGTATGAGATTACCGCAGGTAGAACTGATATTCAGGTTATCACCGCTTTGGGCGCAAGGATTCCTGTCATGGGTGCGCCAGAAGCTGGGGACACCACGGTTACTCTGAGAGATTCTGTTAGAGATGATGTGGACTATGGGGATATTTCTGAGACACCCTCCACCACAGAAGATGAGGGCGATCTGAGTTCGGCCACTGAAACTGCGGATTATGGTTCAGTTTCTTCCGTGATCGGTGCTCTCGGGTTCTATGTTGGTGAGGCATACGAGATGACCTACCAAATGTCAGATGTCACCCTGAAGGAACAATCTCCCGGTGGTGGCCGTGCAGTTATCACAGACGGTCGAGCGCAACTCAGATACGGAACATTGGTATATGCTGACTCTTCCTATTTCTCTGTGGAAGTTACCCCAGATTATCGAGACACCAACACGCATGTCTTTGCTGGTCGGGTGTTGGGGTCTGCTTTGACCATCGGAGAAGTTCCATTGGAAAGTGGAGAATTCAGATTTCCCGTATTCTCTAAAGCAAACCAAGTTACAATAACGATCAAGAACGATAGCCCCCTCCCCAGTAATCTCATGTCAGCGGAGTTTGAACTGAATTGGTCTCCAAGAGCGAAACGAGTCGGCGTATAGATCTATACGTCCGAATGTCGGTTCTTGAAGATTGTTATTGGATTGCTGAGAACATCCGTGATGCAGACCGGGATGAGATTGTAGCTAACAGTGGTCAAACACCTTTGGAGGCGTTGATAACTGGGTTCAGTACATCGGATGTTCCGTTCACCATTGTTGGTGATGGGGTTCCCGCTGGGATATTCGGGGCTGGTCCCGTGATGCCTGGTGTTGGAATGATTTGGTTGTTGGGTACAGACCTGCTTCTGAAGAACACCACTCGGTTCCTGCGAGAGAGCCGATTCTGGTTAGATCAATGTGCTCGCCCCTATGACATGATGTTCAACTTTGTTGATGCCCGTAACACGGTCCACATAAGGTGGATCAAATGGCTTGGGTTCACTTTGATAAATCTCCACCAGGAGTACGGGGTTGAGAAAAGACCCTTTTATGAATTCGTAAGGATTTTCTGATGTGCGATCCGATGTCCATTGCAATCGCTAGTGTTGCAATATCTACTGCTTCAACTGGCGTTGCGTTCGTCGGTCAACAACAACAGGCCAAGGCTCAGAATGCGATGGCAGCCCGAAGGCAGGAGTTGGGTACTGCAAGAGCACTTGAGAACTATGCCAACCAGACCAGACAAGCTCGTGATCGTCAACTCCAAGAGCGTGAGGCGGCTGCCCATGAGATCAACACAGTCCACCGGGAAGCTCGTAGACGGATTGCGACGGCTCAGGTTGCCGCTGGTGAGGGTGGCGTTGCTGGAGCCTCGTTGGCACATCTTATGAACGACTTTCACCGTAAAGACCTTGAGTTCGCGACGAACGTGAATAGAAACCTCCAATTCAAGGAGGCGAACATTGAGGACCAACTGGAGTCAATCCGGTCTGGTACTCAAGGACAAATCGAGAACCTCATGTATATGCCCACACCCGGACCATCGTTCCTTGGGGCTGCCCTGCGGATTGGTTCTTCTGCCCTTGGTGCTTATGGACAGTACAAGTCAATAACTGGGTGGGGTGGTGGAACAGGAGGAAGCACACTGCATTCCAGTAATTATGACCTCGCCATGTCCGGTATCAATAAATATGGCCCCAATGCTCAATCATATTATTGGAGTCCTTGACCCATGGCTAATAGACACCAAGTAGAAGATTTCAATCCCCAACAAGCAATCCAACCAGTCCAACAAGCCACCAATTCTTACATCTCCCCCGGTTACTTCCAAGAGCCGCAGAACGAGATGATTGGTATTGCCCGTTCGCTTGCAGAGTTCTCACCAGAGTTGAAGCGAATCGCTGGTGATCTGTGGAAGGACATGGTTGAGCGTGAGACTGAGGAGGGGCTTGCTCAGGTCAACACGATGACTGAGGAGGAGTTGGAAGATGCTCTCGCTTCAGAGTGGCGGAAACAAGGACTACCGGATGGTGCAAGCCCAGTTGCTCAGAAGGCAATCAGGCGACACGCCGGGGCGACGTTGGCCCGAACTTCTCTTGAGAAATGGCGAATTGAACAACTAGATCGTTTCTCGGATCCCTATAGCACTGAAGATCCTCGGGAAGCCTTGCAGGCCCACTTTGAGACTTTGAACATCGGAGGGTTCTACGCCTCTGCTGCGGCTGCTGAAGAGTTCAATAAACAAGCCAATGTGTTCTCACAGCAGGTGTATCAGACGAGAGCCGCAAGAACTTCTGAACAACTCCGCGAAGATCTAACAGACAACCTTTCGGAAGCTCTAAAGGGCTGGCGGGGGGATCCAGACGGGGCATTTGATCAGGTGGAGGAACTCATCGGAATTGGTTATTCAAGACATGGTATCGCGGGGGATGTTGAGTTCTTCAACGCTTTCCGTAACATCTATTTGGAGGCCAGAGAGGACCAAGATCCAAAAGCGGGTGATCTACTCACAAAGTTTGAAAGCATCAAGGTCGGCTCTGCCACGATGGGTAAGAGATACGCTTCAGAACTGTATGACCTTGAGAATGCTGGGGATCGTGCGGAAGAGTCCACTGAACGGAAAGAGAGGAATGACAGGACAGACCAACTTCTAAAAGCGAGTGATGCAATTTCTGTCCTTATTTATGAAAACCGGAGAGAACTGGCTGAGATGGGTGCGGCGGAAGCTCAGAATTTCATTGAAGACGCACTAGAGTCGGATGAAACTTTAGATCTACTGGGTGTTTCGAAAGCTATGGAGCAGTTCCCAACTCTTTACGCGAAGGCTGTTGCACCTACAACTGACATCACAGACCGTGACGCTTTTGACAGTCTTTATCGGGAGATCTGGTTGGGGCGGATTACCGCCGACGAAGCGCGGTTCCGAAGTCTCGACATAACAATGTCAAGTGAAGATCTGGTCCGCATGGAGAAGGCAATTAAAAACCTTGAAGATGACCAAAAAGCGGCCCGGCTTCGTCCACACGCAAGGAAGGTGGAGTTGGATGGTAGGGGTTTAGGTGGTGTGAGAAACGAAATTACAGCGGAACTTATCTCACGTTTCTACGCACAAGATCTTGATCTGACGCAGGAGTCAGATGCGAGATCAAGGGCAGCGAACCTACTGACACTCCAATTTGGTGGGGAAGTGAATAGAAAAATAGATTCTCTCATTTCAAAACACTGGGATGATGAGGCGGATCTTGGAGGTATTCTGTCGAAGATTCGGGAAGACCTCGACCCGTGGGCCTCAGAACGAATACAAGTGTTGACGGAGGGTCTTGGTGCACCAGTGAGGAAGGGTGTGGATGTTATCAAAGGGGAGAAACCAAAACTTCCTGTGGATATTGCTGCCGATGTGGTGGCCGAACAATCATCCATCTGGTCCTCCCAACAATTCCCTAAAGTCACTGAATCGTTTGTGGGCACTCTGCGAAACCCGAAGTCAACTCTTAAAGAGAGGCTCGCGTCATTCGGAGCAATGGAACAACAATCTTCAACTCTTCTTCGTGGTTTGCGGAACGTCGAGACATACTCAGATGGGGCACCAGCACAGTGGACGCACTCATTTTCTGCGGAAGGGGTTCACGGTGTTATCACTAAACCTGTACGTACTGATGTGGGGACTAAGTACATAACGCTCTGGGATCCACAGGTCGATCCAAAACTAACCCAACAATACTTTCTCGCTCGATCCTTCGCTGAACCCTTGACTATCGAAGAGTTACAGGCTGGGGAAACTAAAGATGGGGTTGGGATCACCGCTGTCCATAAAAACTCAAAACGATATCTGTTTGTAAACAACCGCGTGGATCTTGAATCAATGGTGGCTGAATACGACCTGGCTCTTGAAAACAACACACCTGTTGGTGAGACGCGGGTTGGTGCACTTCTGATCGCTCTTGGTACTGATGCAGGTCTGCCCGCAGATTTCTTCCGCTACCAGTCCCTGCAACTTGGTCTCAAGCCCGCTGACGTTAAAGGATCTAATTGATGCCTCTTTCAGATTATCTGGATACCCCCGAATACGGCAACATGTGGGAAACCGCAACAAAACCAAAGACTGTTGACACGGGGCAGGAAGAGTTTGGATTCTTCGATTATCTCGGAGACATCGCTGCCGCTCCATTCCGGGGTATCGAGGGAGCCTTCCAGGGTGTCTACAACCTTGCGGACTACATGACCTTTGATGCTTTGCCCGACTATGACAACAGGTTGCTGGGGAAGTCCTCCACAATGGTTGGTGGGCTGGTTGAGGGTATCTCTCAGTTCGCCATCCCGTTTGTTGGTGTGGGTCTCGGAGCTGCTTCTAAGATTGGTGCACTCACCAAAGTCTCAGGGGTACTCACGAAGGCTGAGAAGGCTGCTGGGACTGGCAGGAAGGCTGCTGCGATTGCTAAGGGGAGGGAGCTTGGTAAGTATGCGGTCGCTGGTGCGGTCACTGACTTCGCTGTGTTTGATGCACACGAGGCTCGACTGTCAAACCTGATTCAGATGGCCCCATCGCTCCAGAACCCAATCACGGAGTATCTCGCATCTGATGAAGATGACTCGGAGATTGAGGGTCGATTGAAGAACGCCATCGAGGGTCTTGGTATTGGTGGTCTCATGGACACCTTCATCCAAGGACTGCGTGGTTTCCGTCACGGCCTCAAGGCTAAGGCTGCTGGGAAGTCTCCTGATGAAGTCATGCAAGCCGTTCAGGACGGTGTTGTTGACATGAAGGGCTACCAGAAGGTTGTGGAGGTTCGTGAGTACACCACCTCTGTTGCCAAAGCACTGAACATTGAAGAGGACCAGGCAACTGGTGTGGTCTCTCTGATTAACAGCCTTGGTATAGACAGGAAATCTATTCAGTTTGAGAAACACGATCCACTGGTAGATAAGGGTTACGCCAAGTTTGAGGACACACTTGTTGATACCCGGACCACCCAAGGTCTCGTTCAATTCAAGGAAGATGGCACAGCCATCATCACCGGATTCAGAAGTGCAGATGTCTCAACTGGAATCCATGAAGTTGCCCACGTTGCTCGTCGCTGGTTGTTGAACCGGAATATGCCGGAGCAAGCACGGAGAGGGATCAACGAGAAGGAACTGGATCGTATTGAGAAATGGGCCGGTGTCACCGAAAATGGTTGGGTTCGGGATGCTGAAGAGAAGTTCGCCAGAGGATTTGAGCGGTACATCCGTGACGGCAAGGCTCCCACCAAGGGACTTCAGGGTCTCTTCACGAAACTAGGTGGATGGATGCGGGATGTCTACGAAGATGTCTCAGGTTCCCAGATCGACATTGAGATGAATGCAGAGATTAAGGACATCATGGGTAACCTGATGACCCGTGAAGGTCTCCCGTCTCGTCCTGCTACTGGTGGGGTGAGGTCGTTGACTAAGGGCGATCCTGCGGACCCAAGCATCCTCCGCCAAAGTGATGATGAGTTGTACGACCTTGACAACTATATGGATGAGGTCCGCGCCGTCTCTGACGAGGAAGCCTTAAAGACTCCCGCCCAACGACAAGCGGACCTGAGAGCTGGTAAAGATCCTGTGGGTGGTAAGGTAAATGCTAGCCGTCTCACCACCGAACCAGAAGTGATGAAGATGATTGCCCGTGAAGCAAGAGATTTTGAAATAGACCCAAGTAAAACTTTGGGGGAGTCCGCCGGGCAAGGACGAGAAGAGTTGGGTGAGGTTGCGGGTTGGCTCAAGAATGTTACAGATGATGGTACTCTTGAGGCTGTGGCGAAGAATACAGAAGTTGCAACTGAACAGCTTCAGTCCGCTCTCGCCAAAGCAAACGGGATCCGAAACTCACTGAAGAAGCTCTCAGCGGATATGTATGAGGTGGCAAGATTGGGAGAAGGGGCTGGTTTGGATGATGTTCTGAAATTTGTGAGAATGAAGCAGGTCCACGGTGTCTTCCTGAAAGCCTCTATTAACACTGGCCGCAACATCGCACAAACTTTGGCTGGTCGGAGGTTCACACCATATATTGAAACTGATGCTCGCGTGATGCCAGAGGAACTGGTGACTGGCGGTAAGGGCGAAGGTCTTGGTCCCGGTAAAGGTGCTGGAGAAGGTAAAGGTAAAGGACCAGGTAAGGGCGAAGGCTACGGTGGTAAGAAAATCAAAGGGACCGTCCTGAAACCCGGAGAACGTGAACTCGTTGATTGGTCAAGGGCACAGCGACAGGTTATCGAGGAGATCGGTGAAGGCGACTTTAAGCAAGGACTCAAGCGTGTCCGGGCTGAGATGAATAAGTTTACTGAGGCGTACAAGGCCGACGAGACAGGCAGGGGGGCTTTGAAACTCCTCCGAAAGAAGGACAACGCTCTGGTCTCCTACTGGATGAATGCCATCCTGAGTGGCCCATCCACGCACTTCGTCAACATCGCTTCGGGTCTTGCTACCACGTTGTTCCTTCCACTTGAGAAGGCTATTGGTCGTGGGATGTCTGAGCGTAGTTTGTCTGCAATGGGGGAAGAACTCTCCACCTATATGTACCTATTTGAGTCGGTTGGTGACGCGATGGGTGCAGCAAGGATGTCCTTCAAAGAGGGCAGGAACCGTCTTGATCCTCATGTGAGAGCGATGGAATACCAACCAAAGGGTGGGGCGACTGATATAAACCCAGATGTGGATGACCTCGCCACCACGGCGAAGAAGTGGGCCGGTAACACCATAAATGCCCCTAGCAGGTTCTTGACGGCTGAAGATGAATTCTTCAAGCAACTCAACTACCGCGCACACATCAAGCGAGACCTATGGAAACGGGTAGGATCAGACCCATCTCTCATGGGTAATCGAGTAGCTCAAGCAACAGAGGTTGACCGCTTGTTTGAGCAGATGGTGAAAGATGATCAGATGTACTCTGAAAAAATTCTTCTTGAACGAGCGCACGCTGAGGCAACGATGAAGGGTCTCGATGAATCCTCCAAAGAATACAACGATCATGTGAAGAAGTACCTTTACAAGAACTGGGATCAGAATGCTGGTGAGATTGCTGAGAGAGCAAGAGAAGTAGCCAGAACGTCTACCTTCACAACCCCGTTATCTCGGGACCGTGGGATGGTTGTTGGGGTATCCAAGGGTGTCAACGATATCATCAACAAATACCCCTCTCTCCGATTCATCGTCCCCTTCGTTAGAACCCCCACGAACCTACTGAAGTTCTATCTGGATCGCTCCCCAATCGCGTTGAAAGTTCTCCTGAAAAAAGAATACTGGAAGTCTATGAGCAGTGACGCGGCTGTCCGTGCGGACTTTATGGGAAGGATGGCGACAGGAGCAATGGGTCTCTTTGGCATGGCTGCTCTTGCAAGGGGGGAGCTTCTTACAGGGAATGGTCCAGCCAACCGGCATGAACGCGAAGCACTGACACGTACTGGGTGGCAGCCCTATTCCGTCAAGATTGGTGAGAACTATGTCTCTTATCGGAGACTGGATCCCTTCGCAACCTTCCTGGGTCTTGCTGCTGACTTCAATGAGACAATGGCGGTGGCTGCTAGTAATAATGATGAGG